CGAGTAAAGGTTAATAAACGGAGAATATAAATGACTAGAGCAAGAGACATTGCAGACCTAGTTGATGCTAATGGAGATATTGTTGCAGGGGCGTTAGATAATGTCCCTGCGGCTGATGTAGTAAATGATACTACCCCGCAGCTTGGGGGCAACCTAGACACCAACGGTAACGACATCACCTTTGGCGACAACAACAAGGCCATTTTCGGTGCTGGGTCTGACTTGCAGATTTATCACGATGGGGCTGACTCGTTTATTAAAGATACAGGAACAGGGCAATTATGGATTGCTTCTGATGATTATGTTGGCATCACTAATTCTGCGGCAAATGAGTTTAAAGCAAGATTTAACACAAACGGGTCTGTCCAACTTTATTATGATAACTCCGAAAAACTCGCCACCACCTCATCTGGAATATCTGTAACAGGAACAGTAGCCGCTACCGCTTTCTCAGGCGACGGTTCTGGTCTGACAGGCGTTGAGGCGTTCCCATCAGGCACACTGATGCTGTTTCAGCAAACTGCTGCGCCTACTGGTTGGACAAAGCAAACAACGCATAACGATAAAGCGTTGCGAGTTGTAACTGGCACTGTTGGTTCTGGTGGTTCTAGCGGATTTACAACAGCTTTTGGCACACCAACGGTCACTGGTACGATTGCTGGCTCGACAGGATCACATACGTTAACTATTTCTGAGATGCCAAGTCACAATCACAGTGTTAACTATTTTTATGGCAGCGGCGCGGAACCTATTACTGGTGCCGGAACCTTTAACTCTGCTTATGTTAGAAACACAAATTCAACAGGCGGTGGTGGCTCACACAGTCACTCACTCAGCGCAACCTTTAGCGGTGGTGCTGCAGCAATTAATGTTGAATATGTTGATCTTATTATTGCGAGTAAAAACTAATGCAGCTTGATGTAAAACATAACTGCCCACTTAACAGCTTTGAGCCTTGCAAACAGTTGGACTGCGCTTGGTTTGTAAAGCTGGCTGGCACTGACCCAAACACAGGCAAACCAGTAGATGAGTTTGGTTGTGCTATGGCTTGGATGCCAATGCTTTTGATTGAAAACGCACAGCAGTCACGTCAGACAGGTGCTGCTGTTGAAAGTTTTCGCAATGAGATGGTTAAGCAAAATGCAACTAGCCACGAATTATTAGAGAAAATTAAAAACCCAACCCTAATAGACATGATTGAGGTAAGGCAATGAGAATATCGATAATCAAAGATGATGGCACTGTCGTAAAAGACGGCGTTGCTTACACAGACCTAGACTTGTCTGCATTGCCAAGCGAGTTTCATGCACTTCAATGGTATGACACGAAAGGTGATGTTGAAAGCAAGGATGCTGATGGCAACCCTGTTAACACTGCAATCACAGATTTGTCTCCATATCAGTGGTGCGTAGACGCTTGGCAAGCTGCTTATGATGCAGAACAAGCTGCTATCGCTGCTGCTATCGCCGCTGCTGAAGCTGCCGCTGCTGAAGCTGCCGCCGCTGAAGCTGCTGCCGCAGCTGCTGAAGCTGAAGCACCGGCACCATAATGAATGGATCCAGTCACCGGAATTGCTATTGCTAGCACCGCATACAAAGCCATTTGCACCGCCTTCCAGCATGGGCGTGAGATTGAGCAGATGGCAGGCGATCTCGGTAGATGGATGCAAGGCATCAACGCTGTCAAGGAAGGCCACTCTAAGGCAAAAGGCAGACGCATTGGATCGGTAGAGGAAGAAGCATTAGAAACATTTGCTGCTTTAAAGAAGGCACAGCAGATGGAAAACGAGCTTCGTAACTTTATCACTGGTCATTACGGCATGAATGCCTGGCAACAGATCATAAAGATACAAGCAGACATTAGAGTAAGGCAGCGGCAAGAAAAGATAGAAGCTGCAAGGCGGCAAGAAGAAATCTTTGAATACATATTAATAGGTGCATCTGTGTTTGTGGTCGCTGTTGTAGCGATCTTCGTTTTTATCATTGCTTTTACATAATGTGCGTTTTGCAACATGCATTAATGCAGTAGGTTAAGTCATGGATCAGAAAGATATACTTGATAGTGCAGCAATATTCGCAACGGTGGGTTCAGTGACAGACATTCTCCCACCAGTGGCCGCTTTGTTTACTATCGTATGGACTGCGCTGCGCATCTACGAGATGGAGACAGTGCAACGCTGGTTTAAGAAATGTTCAAAGCGTTAGTCATGGCATGCCTTGTGAGCAACTTAGATCAATGCATTGAATTTGAAAACGCACGTCATCCCCTCACCACATATAAATCTTGTAAAGCACGCGCCATGGAAATGGCTAACGATATAAACAGAATGACACAGTACAAAGCAATCGCTTGGAAGTGTTCTCCAATGAAGCAAGGTACATTGACATGATTGCTATCATTAATGCTGTTGCCTCTCTTGCTGGCACATGGATGGAAGGCAAGGTCGAAACACAGAAAGCCAAGGTCGAAGTAGCCAAGCGTGTTGCTGCTGGCGAACAGGAGTGGAACCAGACAATGGCGTCTGCTTCTGCATCATCTTGGAAAGATGAGTGGCTAACAATTCTGGTCAGCATTCCGCTGATACTCTCATTCACAGGGCATGAGGACATTGTGCAGCGCGGCTTTGCTGCGCTTGAGACTATGCCTGACTTTTATAAGACGGCTGTTGGTGTGGTGTTTGCCGCCAGCTTCGGTGTTCAACAGCTAACAAAGATGTTTAAG